TTCTTGATCAGTGTCAAATTATCCCATCTCGTGTTCGTGAATTAGATGAAACAAAGATTCGAATTCTTTGGCAACATGATCTTCCAGGTGATCCTGAATCAGATCATCTTAAGAATGAAGGACACGATCGATTCCATAAGATTGTGTTCGTCTCTAATTGGCAAATGCAGAGTTATATCAAACATTTTAATATGCCTTGGTATAAAAGTCGTGTGATTCAAAATGCCATTGAGCCTATTCCTTTTGTTCCTAAGAACAAAGATAAGATTAAGCTAATCTATCATACTACTCCCCATCGTGGTTTAAATCTACTTATTCCAGTCTTTACCAAATTGGCAGAGAAGTACGATAACATCGAACTAGATGTGTTCTCTAGTTTTGAGATCTATGGATGGAAGCAACGAGATGAACCATACGAAGCTCTATTTGATGCATGTAGGAATCATCCAAAGATTAACTATCATGGATTTCAGCCAAATGATGTAGTAAGAAAAGCTTTACAAGAAGCTCACATCTTTGCTTATCCATCCATTTGGGTTGAGACTTCTTGTATCGCATTGATGGAAGCAATGAGCGCAGGATGTTTATGTGTTCATCCAAATTATGGTGCTCTACCTGAAACGTCTGCTGGATTTACATGGATGTACCAATATCGTGAAGATATTCGCGATCACATGGTCATCTTCTATTCTATGCTTGATAAAGCTATCAATGATGTGATGACTGAAAATGTTCAAGTTTCTTTGGAAACCACTAAGAGTTATATAGACACATTTTATAACTGGGATCGAAGAACAGAAGAATGGGAAAATTTCTTTACTAATATTCTACGAGAAAAGAAGCTACTATAATGAGCGTCAATAAACTTGCTGATAAGTTAATCGCCCAAAAATTTTGGGGTGAAGAACCAATTTGTAAAGCTGTTATTACAGATAAAGCCGATACACGATTGGCAAAAATACTGAATTGGTATAATGTCATGTCCGATGAAAAGGACAAAGACAAATGGCTTATCGATTACATGAAAAAGCATGGTTATAGTAAAACTGACATTTCAAATATCGTTAATCTAAATTCGCTAGGAAATGTTGCTAAAAATGGTGCTGCTGTTCTTGCAAGAATTGAATCTAATGGGACTGTTTTTGCTGGAGAATTAGAGGGTCGAGTTAAGAGCAGAATTGAAAAAGCTCTATCTTATAGTCAGCGAGAAGTAAAAGAAGATACTTCAAGTGTTAAAGTAATCTCCATTCAGGATAAGATTAAAGCGCTTGCTGAACCTCATATAATTCATGTTGATGATGAGATTCATTCTTGGTACTATGAACGCAAAACAAAGATAGAATTTTCTTTATACACGTATCTTCAACGTAATCAGCTTAACTCGCAGATTTGCAATCATATCAAAGCATTAGTTTCTAAGATTCACGCCGAACATGCTGAGATGGTAGAAGGTAAAGATGAGCAACTAAATGAAGCATATGCTTATCTTCCTAATGCTTCAAAGAAAGCTATCATGAAGCAGTTGACTTCATGTATGGACGATATTGAACGATTTGTAGGTAATACGAAGGTATCTAAACCTCGTAAACCTCGTAAAAAGAAAGAAGTTACTGCTAGTAAGTTGATAAATAAGCTAAAGTACCAGAAGGAATTTATTAAGCTTAAAATTAAATCGATTTCTCCTGAATCGATCGTATCAGCCCAACAACTTTGGGTATATAATACGAAATATGGTCATTTGACTATGCTTAATGCTATAGATCACAAAGGCCTTAGCGTTAAAGGAACGACTATCGTCGATTATGACCAAACTTCTAGTCTTAAGAAGAAGCTTAGGAAACCAGAAGACGTTATTCAAAAGGTTTTAACTGGAGGAAAATTAGTTCTAAAGAAACTCATGATTGAGTTAACAACTAAACCCATTGAAGTAAACGGTCGGATTAATGATGATTGTATTCTATTAAAAGCAATAAAATAAAAAGAGGCCTTCTATGCTAGAAAGCGTACCTCAAAAATTAGCTGAAAACGTAATAGTTTTCCCTCATCCAAAACGATTTGGCCCTGCTGCAACTGTAGAAGAACTAAAAGAACTAATCGTAGCAAATAAGACAGAAGTTATAGAGTGCTTTACAGAAGAACTTACCAAAGAGATTTTTAGAATAACTTCAGATCATGGCTACAATATAGATAACACAAAGGACATTGCCTATATACTTATTTCTTTAAAAGCGATACTATTACGACATGAGAACATCTATCATCCTATTCAAACGTTCATAGATGAAACTGTAAATTCTGACTATATACAACCTATTGAAGACTAATTTCGGAGTATAAAATGATTATCCTTGACTTAAATCAAGTCATGATTGCAAATATTATGGCCATGTATGGCAAACATATTGGAAAAACACCAATTGAATTGGATCTATTTAGATCTATGGTGTTGAATACAATTCGCTCTCTAAATAAAAAGTTTAAATCTGATTTTGGCCAATTAGTCATTGCTGCAGATGGCAAGCGTAGTTGGCGTAAAGATGTATTTCCTTATTACAAGGCCAATCGAAAAAAGAATCGTGAAGAATCTGAAATCGATTGGTCTTTGATTTTTAATTGCCTAAACACTATTCGCGAAGAAATCAAAGATAACTTCCCATATCCTGTAATTCATCTTGATGGCGCAGAAGCAGGTGACGTTATTGGTGTATTGGTACAAGAATTCTCTAAGCGAGATCCGTCTCAAAAAGAACATATCTTGATTCTATCTGGCGATAAAGACTTCATCCAACTACATTCGTACAATAGTGCAGTTACGGTGAAACAATTCGATCCTATAAATAAGAAATATGTTTCAGCAGATGATCCTCATAAGTTCATGAAAGAACACATTATTAAAGGCGACGTTGGTGATGGTATTCCAAACTTCTTGTCTCAAGACAACAGTTTCGTTGATAACATCAGACAAAAGCCTATTCTTAAGAAGAATCTTTCCGAGTGGATTTCATATTCTACTCCACAAGAATTTTGTAATGAAGAACTACTGCGTAACTATAAACGAAATGAATGTCTAATTGATCTTCGTTTTACACCAACACACATTCGCGAAGCTATCATGACTCAGTTTGAACAACAGACTGGTAAGAATAGGTCTAAAATCATGAACTATATGATTAAGAATCGATTGAAGGTGTTGATGGAATCCATTAATGATTTTTAGGGTTAAACATGTATAAATCACTTTACGAACAGTTATCTGTTATATCAGAACTTAAAACCACCAAAGAAAAAGTCGAAGCTATTGTAACTCATCCAAGAGTGGCAGCATTCAAAGCAATATTTGGTTTAGCCTATGACCAAAATATTAAGTGGCTTTTACCTGAAGGTGAACCTCCTTTTAGACCTACAGACGTATTAGATGCCGAAGGTCGTTTACTCAGTGAACTTCGTAGACTATATTTGTTTGTAGAAGGTGGTAATCCAGATTTAACCAAAACTCGTAGAGAATTTTTATTCATTCAACTATTGGAATCAGTACATCCTCAGGATGCAAAATTACTGATTGCTATGAAAGATAGAAAACTACCTTTCAAAGGATTGACTAAAAAAGTCGCACAACAGGCATTTCCAGATCTTAACATTGAGGCAATTAAAGAAGAGGCATGAGCAAGTCGTTTAGAGAAAAAAGATCTCAAGATAAAGATCTTTATGAATCAATTCCAAATACAAGACGATCACATAAGGGTTTTAAGAAGAAAGAAAAGGTAGTCTATACCGCTCTTAAAACACGTGATATTGAAACGCTCATTAAATACACTGAGGATGAAGATTAATGCCTACGTATACATTTCGTAATAGTGAAACGGATGAAGTGTTTGACCAGTTCTTCTCTTCATACGCAAAAAAGGATGAGTTTCTCGTGGAAAACCCGCAACTACAACAAGTACTCCATCCTGTTGGAATCGGAGACCCAATTAGGCTGGGGTTGAGGAAACCCGACGATGCTTTTAGAGACAAACTCAAAGATATTAAACGAGCACATCGACGTAGCACAATTAATACATTTTAGGAGAGACAAGAAAAAGAAAAGACAGCAGACCTTTAAAGATCAAGATGCTCCGATTCAAAAACATCATCTTAATCTGAAAGCTATAAAGCCGATAACACAAAATCAAAAGCTAGCTTTTCAACAATGGAAAGCAGGTCAAAATCTTTTACTTCATGGACTTGCTGGAACAGGTAAGTCCTTTATTTCTCTTTATCTAGCACTGAAAGAAATTTATAACACGCAGTCATATTATAAGAAAATCCTTATAGTCAGAAGTGTAGTTCCTACACGAGATATGGGATTCCTACCGGGATCTATCAAAGAAAAAACTAAAGTCTTCGAATTACCTTATCAAGGTATCTGCACAGATTTGTTTGGACGAGGAGATGCCTATGAGCTTCTCAAGACCAAACATATCATAGACTTTACTACAACTTCTTTTATCAGAGGAAATACATTTCACGATACTATAGTTATCGTTGATGAGGTAAATAATCTAACGTTCCATGAACTTGATTCGGTTATTACTCGTTTAGGAGATAACTGCAGGATGATGTTATGTGGAGATTATCGTCAGTCAGATTTGGTCTATCATAACGATAGAAATGGACTAATAACGTTTATAGACGTATTAGATAAAATGAATGGGTTCTCACACGTTGAATTTGAAGTAGATGACATAGTGAGATCTGGATTAGTGAAGGAATATATAATTGCTAAAAATACCCTTGGTCTTACGTAGTAAAACTTTTACACTAAACGAAGTCGAGTTCCATGAACTAGAAGCTTTTACCGAGAATAATAAACGATACTATACGACCCCTACTGGAGAAAAATATCCATCTGTCACCACTGTATTAGGAAGTAGAGATAAATCGTGGTTATATGAATGGCGTAAAAAGGTAGGGGAAGAAGAAGCTAATCGTATCTCTCAGAGAGCTTCAAATCGTGGGACTCGACTTCATAAAATATGTGAAGACTATATTCGCAATAAAGAAGACTTCTGCGGTAATCAGCCACCGCTTGCAGTCGATATGTTTAGATCTATACAAAGATATGTAGATTATATCGACGAAGTCTATGGTAATGAAATTGCTATCTATTCACATGAACTTAAAACCGCAGGTCGAATAGACGTATTTTGCAAGATGGGTGGTAAAAACGTTATCTTAGATTTTAAGACTTCAAGTCGTCTTAAAACAGAAGATGAAATTGAAAATTATTTTCTACAGACGACCACTTATGCAATGGCGATCAAAGAACTAAAGGGAATAGAAGTACCTAAAATCGTTATTCTAATAGCAGTAGAAGATAATGAGCCTCAATTCTTTATTAAGAATGCCAGTGATTACAAAGAAAAAGTTAAGCAGGTGTTTAAAGAATATCACGATAGGTAATCAATGCAAATAAGAATCTCTTGTTGTCATGATCAGAAATTGAAACAACACTTAAAAGAGATGACTCTATTTGTATTACCTAAACTAGTAAAAGGACGACCTCTTCTTCTTAAGAATGTAAAGATACATTTGAAAATAGATGATAAGATTACGGAAAAAGAACAAGCTTGGGGATTGTGTTATTGGAGAGATAATCCTTATAAGCCTAGAGCATTTTCTATATACTTAAAGTCTAATCTATCCAATATAGGAATAATTCAAACATATATCCATGAACTTGTTCATGTCAAACAGTATCTTCTTGGAGAACTAGCAGATTATGCATCTGGAAAGACTAGATGGAAGAAAAGGATATACGAAGACATGAACGATCAATGGTACAATTTATCTTCTCCCTGGGAGAAAGAGGCATACAAGATAAGCAAGTCTATGTATTCGAAGTACTATTGTCCTCCAACTTTTTGATGCCAGGCCTATGTACATTATTTCGTAAATACGGTATTATATGCTTGTAAATGTGAAAACAACCTAACATAAAGGATACATCATGAATAAAGAAAAGTTTGCCAATCCTCCCCGTAAAGAAGCCACTCGAGTTGGCTTTGAAACCGCAGAACGCATCTATTTGGCCAATGCTAGCCTCAAGACCAAAGAAGTGGTCAAGCTAATTGCCGATGAATGCGGAGTCAACGAGACTCGCGCGTACTACTACTTGTACTGGCCGCGTCGTAAACTGCGTAACCAGATCAAGTTATAAATAAGATTGTGTTGGCTGGCGTAGCTCAGCAGGCAGAGCAGGGGTTTTGTAAACCTCAGGTCGGGAGTTCGATTCTCTCCGCCAGCACCATTTAATCCTGCAGGCATTCATCATGTTTAAGTGATTCTTTTAACAGGACTTAGTCCTCTCCCTTAAATAAGGAGGAACATATGTTCAATCATTTTTTATTGTGCGCCGTATTAGCATGCGCACCCATAACAACTTCTTATAACACTAATCCTACTGTACCTCTGCCAATTACACAAAAAGTAGGATATAAACCATATAACAAAATCTTGAATGAAAAAGAAATAAAATGTCTTACAGACAACGTTTACTTTGAAGCAAGAAGCGAAAAAGACATAGGTAAAAAAGCTGTTGCTCTTGTTACGCTTAATAGATTAAAAGACGACGAGTATCCGAATACTATATGTAAGATTGTTCATCAAAGAAATCGATATAAGTGCCAGTTTTCTTGGACATGCCAAAAAACACCGAAAGTGCGTGATTTATATACCTATAGTAAATGCCGTAAGATCGCCAAACAAGTCATATTAAACCATGAAGTGATGCATGACATTACAAAAGGAGCAACTAATTTTCATCGAAGGGACATTCGTCCTAAATGGGCTAATCCACGTAAAAAGACCGTAGCCATAGGAAAACATGTGTTTTATAAACTATGAAAAAAGTAAACATCAAATCAGTAAAGCCAGTACAAGAGTTCGTCAAAGAGATCGAGGCATATGTCAAAGAGTCTAAGTTAGATTACTTGGATGCTGTCCTTCACTACTGTGAATTGAACTCACTCGAAATCGAAACGGTAGCAGCTATGATTCGTAGTTCAAGTAGGATTAAAGCAAAGATTCAGCAAGAAGCTGAGGACGCTAACTATCTTCCTAAGACAGGTAAACTTCCAGTATGACAGATGCTTTTGAAGCATACCAGAAATACTTAGCACTTAAACAACATTTCACGAGAGACGGGTACGATTATTTTAAGTATGGTGGCAAAGTGAGTGCCCGTCTCTCATCTTTTGAATCGAGAAAAGATAGATTCTTCTTCTATAAATTGGCCAAACGAAAGGATCTTGAGAACTTCCTTCTAGCCAACTTCATCGATAAGGATGTATCTTGGGTCAGAGATCTTTTAGGTAATGAGGCAGAACAGACATATACTGGTTGGCTTAAGCGTCAACAGTCTTTAGGGTATATGTTCCAGAATGAACTGGATAAGCTAGGTGATGATCTAAATGACAATCTAATGGTAACTGATGGGCAACATCCTAACTTGCTCAGGCAGTTCTTAAGAAACGAGATCTCTATAGAGACGCTTGTTATCTTAAACGAGAAGGAGATGACTCATCTATGGAGAAGCTGGCACACACGCACACACAAAACTATCGATACGGTAGCCTTCTTGCAGACTGTACGTAGTACAGTCAATGCCACTCTGGCACTCACTTGGCAGTCTCAGAG